CAGAACGCCGCCCTCGACGCCGGCACCTTCGTCGTCGCGAACAACGACGTCACCCGTGAGATGTACGGCGGATACGTCCGTCTGTCCGAAGAAGATCAGGACCTCACCGAGCCGGGCGTCGTCGCCCTCCTTCTCGAGGACATGGCCAAGATCTACGCCAACGAAACCGACAACGTGGCCGCCGACAACCTCATCACCGGCATCACGAACAGCAACAACTTCACGTCGGCCAACATCACCGACCCGACCGAGTGGGTGACGTGGATGTACACCGCCGCGTCGGACATCCTGACGGCCTCCAACGGTTGGCTCCCCACGCACATCTTCGTGGCGCCGAACCGCTGGGCATCGCTCGGCCAACTTGAGGACGGACAAGGACGCCCGCTGTTCCCCCAGATCGGCCCCATGAACGCCTACGGCAACCTCGCCCCCGGCGCTTCGGCAGGCATCGCCTTCGGCCTTCAGGTCGTCGTCGATCGCAACTTCGCCAGTGGCACCCTCGCCGTCGGCCACCCGGACGGCTTTGAGATTTACGAACAGCAGAAGGGCGCAATCTCCGTGGAGGCCGCCGACGGCTCGTTGTCGCGGTACATCAAGTTCCGCGGCTACTTCGCCACCCTGATGATCGACGACACGAAGTTCATCAAGGCCGCCTTCGTCTGATCTGCCCCCGGAGTCTGGATCATGGCCACGTTCACAGTGACACACCGCATGAGGATCGACGACGTCGTCGTGATCCAGACTCTTGAGGACACCCCGATCTCGATCGGTGACTCGATCACCGTCGCCGGCCTCGGCAACGGCATGGACGGTTCACAAACCGTCCTTGATGTCCCCACCTACCTGTTCACAGGCGTAGACGCCGAAGGTGACTACACCTTCGACTACGACATCATCATCCTGAACCAACTCCTCTACGCCGACATCGGCGACGAGGTAGAACGTGACAGCGCCGACCCGTTCGGCACCATCACATGGACTCAGACCTGTACGTGGATCACCTCAAGCAACGTGACCGAATGGCTCGGCATCGCCACCGCCACCGCGAACGACACAGCCTTCATCACCACCTGTGTATCGGCCGCTAACGCTTGGGCCTACCGACGCCGACAAGCCGCCGGCTACACCGACAGCCTCACCACCAGCCCATCCGGCGCGGTCACACTCGGAACCACCATGTACGCCGCCAGCCTCTACCGCCAGCGCGGCGCCGTGGACTCCTTCGCCTCATTCGACGGCATGGGCAACCCAATCCCCACACTCTCCCACGGCGAAATCATGCGCCTCCTAGGAATCAACCGGGCACAGGTCGCATGACATGGCATCCGGCATCTTCATCGAGGCCCAGAACGCCCTCGTCAGCACCATCACCGGCCTCGGCTACACCGCCGTCACCGATCCGCGAAACATTCGGCCAATGTCGGTGCTCATCAGCCCACCCACATTCGAGACGTTCACTTACAACGTCGGCGACATCACCTTCACAATCAGCATCGTGGCCGCTCCCCCAGCGAACCAAGACGCGATCGACTACCTGCTCACACAGGTGGACACGCTGATGAACTCAGCACTACCCATCACCTCAGGCCGGCCGTCCGTCGTCACCATCGGCGGTCAAGAACTCCCGGCCTACGATCTGACCGTGAGAATCGCCTCACGGCGCAACTAAGGAGACATACGTGGCCACCACCACCTACCTCAGCAACCCCACCGTCACGGTCGGCGCCGTCGATCTGTCCGACCAATGTAAGGCCGCGACACTCACCGTCGGTTTCGACCAACTTGAGACCACCGCGTTCGGCGACGGAGGCCGCAAATACACGAAGGGCCTCCAGACGGTTGAAGTGACCCTCACCCTGTTCAACTCGTACGGCGCAACCGAAGTCGAGGCGACCCTCTACGACATTTGCGGCGACGACGCCGTCACCCTCGTACTCAGCCCGTCCGGCACGACCGAATCGGCCAGCAACCCCGAGTACACGATCACCGGCGCCTTCCTCGCGTCATACACGCCCATCAACGCCACCGTCGGAGAACTCTCCGAAGTCGAGGTCACCTTCGTCGGCGGCACATGGGCCCGAGACATCACCCCGTAACTAAAGGAGTCCCGACATGAAACTCACCATCCGAATCGACATCGGCGCCGGCCCGATCGACGTAGAAACCAACCTCTACATCACCGTCCTATGGGAACGGAAATACAAGAGGAAGGCCTCCGATCTGGCTCAAGGCGTCGGTGCCGAGGATCTCGCTTTCATGGCATACGAAGCCCTCAAAGCCGCCAAGGTGACCGTCCCAGCAACACTTGACGACTTCCTCAAGAAGATCGTCACGCTGGAGGTCGTGGAGGCCTCCGGCGCAAACCCTACCCAAGAGGCACCTACAGACGAGGCCTAGCCGAAATGCTGGTCGCGGTCGGCTGGTGGCCTCCCGAGATCGAGTTCGATACCCGTGACCTGAACACGGTTATTGAGATCCTGAACAAAGGCCACAAGTGAGCACCACCATCCGAATCGACGGAGTCAAAGAAACACTGGCCGAACTACGACAGGTTGATCCCAAGATCCGCAAAGCGTTCACCACTAACGCTAAGAGCATCGCCAAACCAGCCATCACGGTCGCTCAAAACCGTTACAGGAGCCTCCAGTTTCCGTCTGGCACTTATCGCCAGTGGAACTACGGCGGCAAAGAGATCTTTCCGCTCAACTCAAATAAGGCCGCTAAGTCGATCAACGTCAAGATCTCCGGAGCCAAGAAAAAAAGCACGGCGATCGCCATCGTGAACAGTTACGCCGGCGCCGGAGTGTTTGAGTTCGCCGCGTCAGGAAACCTTGGCGCCGCGTTCAACGCTAAGAACGGCCCGGTCGCCCGAGTGATGTGGCCATCCGTTACCAGCACGGAAAACGGCATAGAGCGTGAGATGACTATGTTGGTGGAAGCACTCCAAGAGGAAATCAACAGGAGCCTCAAGTAATGGCCATTCGCATCCCCATTATCAGCGACTTTGATGACAAGGGACTCGCGCGAGCCACCCGCCAGTTCAAAGATCTTGAGACGACCGGCGCCAAAGCCCAGTTCGCCATCAAGAAGGCCGCCCTCCCTGCCACCCTCGCGCTCGGCGGTCTAGCCCTTGCCGCCGGCGACGCTTTCAAAGCGTTCGCCGAGGACTCAGCGGCCGCCGACAAACTCGCTCTCAGCCTCAAGAACTCCACCGGCGCGACCGACGACCAAGTAGCCGCCGTCGAAGACTTCATCTCGTCCACCAGCAAAGCGGCCGCGGTCGCCGACGACGATCTACGCCCCGCGCTCGACAACCTTGTCCGAGGCACCAAGGACATCACTAAGAGCCAAGAACTTTTAGCCCTCGCGCTCGACATTTCGGCTGGCACCGGCAAAGACCTTGAGTCGGTCACCGCGGCCCTCTCGAAGGCGTACAACGGCCAACTAGGCCCACTCAAGAAACTTGACCCGGCGCTCGCCAGCCTCATCAAGAACGGCGCCAGCGCGGAGGACGTATTCAAGTCTCTTGGCACCACGTTTGGCGGTCAAGCCGCCGCTCAAGCAGACACAGCCGCCGGAAAGATGAAAGGCCTGTCGATTCAGATGGGCGAACTCAAAGAATCAGTCGGCGCGGCCGCCGCGCCACTAATTGAGAAACTGGTGCCAGTCCTTGACACTTTCGCAACATGGGCAACCGAAAATCCACAGGTATTTACGACCATCGCTATTGTCGTCGGATCTGTCGCCGCGTCCGTGTTTGTCGCTAATGGAGCAATCGCCGCGTGGAACGCACTAGCGGCCGTAACGACCGTTGTAAACCTTGCCCTTGGAACGTCGTTTAGTGCGCTCTGGGTCGCCACAGGCATCGGGATCATCTTCGCCGTCATCGCGGCAGTCGTCCTTCTTGAACAGAAGTTCCACTTTCTTGACAACGTCGTGAACGCTGTCAAAGCATCGTTTCAAATTCTGTGGGCAGTCGTATCAAACATCCTGAACCGATGGTGGCAACAAATCCAGTTCGTAGCAGGAATGTTCAAGAGCGCCTTTGAAATAGCCTTCAACGCCGTCAAGAGTTACTTCAGCACTCTGTACACCGTCATTTCCACGATCGTCACCAAGGTCGTCGATCTGTTCAAAGGCGCCGCCGAGATGATCGGCGGGATCGTCAAAGGCATCGCCCAAGGCCTCATCACAGCGTTCGTCTCAGCCCTAAACGCCCTCATTAGCCTCATCAACAAAGCGATCAAGGCGTACAACAAGATCCCGCTCGTCCCGAACCTACCCACCATCCCCAGCCTGACCATCCCGAAACTGGCCGAAGGTGGCATCGTCACCAGCCCAACTCTGGCGATGATCGGCGAAGCCGGGCCGGAAGCCGTAATACCCCTCAACCGGCTAAACGGGATGGGAGTCACCGTGAACGTCGCCG